TTTGAATATGCAGAAGCATTAGCTGAATGGAGTGCGGAAAAAGCATTAGTAGAACGTGATAAGCAAGAACAGCAACGCAAAGTCGAAATTGAACGCCAAGAAGTTATTAAATCTTGGACTAGTAAATTAGAAAAAGCCAAAGCTGAATTGCCTGATTTTGATGAAATGGTGGCATCTAGCAAAGTCCAAGTACGAGATGAAGTACGGGATGCGATCCTAGAGTCCGATGTAGGCCCTCAAATCCTATATCAATTAGCATCAGATGATGACCTTGCCCAACGTATCTCCTCTTTGCCAGTTAACAAAGCACTTAAGGAATTAGGGAAATTGGAAGTTCAGTTTGAGCGTAAAGAAGCCCCGGCTGAAGTCAAAAGCGAACCTGTTGCTCGTACTAAAGCACCAGCACCCATTAAGCCTCTCACCGCAGGCAAAGGTACAGGAGATGTTCTCATTGATGGAGATGGAGCATTTCATGGCACTTACGCCCAATGGAAAGCAGCACGACAGGCTAAACGGATACGCTGATAACCCAATTTATATTTAAAGGAAATAATCATGGCAAATAATTTGCTAACTATTTCTAAGATCACTAACGAAGCGTTAATGGTCTTGGAGAACGAATTAACATTTACTTCTGAAGTAGATCGTAACTACGATGACCAGTTCGCTGTAGTCGGTGGCAAGATCGGTAACACAGTAAACGTACGTAGACCAGGTCGTTTTATCGGTACAACTGGCCCAGCTCTGAACGTTGAAGATTTCAACGAAACTTCAGTTCCTGTAACCCTCAGCACTCAGTTCCACGTTGATACTCAATTCACCACGCAAGATTTGGCATTGAGCCTCGATATGTTCTCTGATCGTGTATTGAAGCCTGCTGTAGCTGCTATTGCTAACAAGATTGATCGTGATGGTTGCACACAAGCTGCTAACAACACAGCCAATATCGTTGGTGTAGCTGGTACGCCTCCAACTGGTTTGATTACTTACCTGACTGCTGCTGCTTACCTTGATTCTGAAGGCGCACCACGTGATGGCCGTCGTTCTTGCACAGTTGAACCATTTACCTCAGCTACTATCGTTGACAGCTTAAAAGGCCTATTTGTGCCACAAGAAGCTATTGGCGAGCAGTATCGTAAAGGTTTGATGGGTCGTGACTCTGCTGGTATGAATTGGAAGATGGATCAAAACATCGTTTCACATCAGTTTGGTAGCTTCTCTGGTTCTGCAACTGTTAACACAACTACCGCTACTGGTTTCTTGACATCTGGTTGGGCTTCTTCAAGCACCATCACTTTGACTTTGACCAATGGCGTGAGTTTGTTACAAGGTGACACATTCACCATCGCTGGTGTATATGCTGTTAACCCACAGAATCGTCAGGCTTATGGTTCAAACAAGCTGCGTAACTTTGTTGTTAATACTGCTGTTAGCGGTTCAGGTGGTACTATTTCTGTAAACGTAAGCCCAGCTATCATTACTGCTGGTCAGTTCCAGAACGTATCTATCCCTTCAACTAGCTCTACTGCTGCTGTTAGCTTCTTTAACCAGTCTGGTACAGTTTCCCCACAAAACATCATCATGCACCGCAATGCGTTTACTCTCGCAGTAGCCGACCTTGAGTTGCCAGAGGGTGTTCACTTTGCAGGTCGTGCAAGCGACAAGGAAATCGGTCTGTCAATGCGTGTAGTTCGTCAATACACCATTAACAATGACTCTATTCCTACTCGTTTAGACGTTCTGTATGGTTGGGCAAATTTGTATCCTGAACTCGCTTGCCGTGTTGCAGCTTAATTTAACTTAATTTAAAGGAAAATAATCATGGCAAATCCAGGCCCATCAACCACAGTAACAGCACACTATTTATTTAATGGTGACTCTACTGATGGCGTTTATATCGCAGCAAATAGCCCTTTGGCTTTCTTTGGCGCAACTCCAGTAACACAACCTACAGCCGTAGCTAACACAACTACTACTGCTGCTGGTTCTACAACTGCTGTTTATACCAATACCACCTTCCCAGGTGCATCAGGAAGCACAGCCTACACAATCGGTGACATCGTTACCGCATTGAAATCCTTAGGTCTATTGAAGTCGTAATATCGTAGTAATATGAGAAAACCCGCCCCTAAAAAGGTGGGTTTTTTCTTTTGTTTTCTTATATAATCGTTGTAGAATTACCACACTACCCCTTTGCAAAGGAAAATTTATGCCATCAACAACAATCGCTCGTGGAAATGCAATTTCTACGTTCTATATCGCCCCATCTATCACTCCAGCTCAAGTAGCAGCTTCTACTACTGCTGTGCAGACATTTAATGTCTCAGGTCTATTGACTACCGACTTTATCTCCACAGGTGGTTATATTGCCAATCAAACAGCCGGTATCTTTATTGCTGAAACTGATTGCTTAACCAATGGCGTTTTGACCATTCAGTTTGGTAACTGCTCAACCAGCGCAGCAACTCCTGCTGCTGGCGTATATGAGTTCCAAATCGTTCGTTTTGAAGGCCCAGCACCTGTTAACGCTGGTTAAGGATAAATTATGGCTAACGTATCAGCGTATCGTTTTGTAGGCCCTACAACGGCTATTAGCGTTAGTGGCACTTCTTCTACTTCTGTAACGATTACCCCTAACGGGAACGATCAAGCAAACTTTTGTGGCTTTTTAAATACTGGTTCTAGTCCTGTTGCTATTACGATTACTCCTGCCGTTGCAGGAACATCGACAACAGCACCAGCAGCCGTATTGCCATCAGGCGGGTCAAGCAGTCAGAGCTTTGTGTTGGGTGTAGCAATGTCCCAACCTACAGTTTTGGCAGTACCTCCAAGTTTTGCAATTACAGCGATTGGAACGAGTGGCACACTATATGTGTTGCCAATGGTTGACCAAAACTAATAAAGGCCAATTATGGCTGTCAATGATTCTGTAACGCAGAATTTACTGCCTGTTCAGGCTTATTTTGACCTACAAGGGAATTTTCAAACCTTTATAGGTCAGAATCAGCCTTTTTACGCTACTGTAAACCCTGTTCAATCAGGGTTAACCATTACCAACAGCACGATTGATAGCTCAATTATCGGTGGAACTACCCCTGCTGCTGGCACTTTTACTAGCATTACAACCACTACAGGCACAATTTCTACTAGCCCTAGTGGAAATACCGATATTACTAATAAACTGTATGTAGATACAGTCGCTCAAGGTCTTGGCCCAAAGCAAGCCTGTCAATGTGGCACATTAGCCAATATAACGCTCTCAGGGCTTCAAACGATTGATGGGTACACTACCCTAGCTGGTGATCGTGTTCTCGTTAAGAATCAGACTACACAGGCTAATAATGGCATTTATATTGCATCCGCAGGCGCATGGAGTCGTTCTGCCGATATGGATGTATGGTCAGAGGTTTCAGGTGCTTATACAGTCGTTTTAAATGGTTCTCAAGCTGAAACAGGTTGGGTATGTACCTCGCCCACAACAGGCACTATTGGCGTTACTGCAATTACTTGGGTGCAGTTCTCTACTGTAAACACTTATTATGCTGGCACAGGGTTAACCCTCAGTAGCAATACATTTAGCATTACCAATACAGGTGTTTCAGCTTCTACTTATGGCTCTGCTAGCGCAGTACCTGTCTTAACAACAAACGCTCAAGGTCAAGTTACTAGCGTTACAAACACTTCTATTGCGATTGCCAATACTCAAGTTAGCGGTCTTGGCACAATGTCAACGCAAAATGCAAATAGCGTAGCAATTACAGGAGGGTCAATCAATGGCACTACTATTGGCGGTTCTTCTGCTGCCGCAATTACTGGTACTACTATTACTGCTACTTCTTCTTTTAGTGGATCAGGTAGCGGGCTTACCGGGACAGCATCAGGACTGAGCATTGGTGGAAATGCTGCGACTGCAACATACGCTACAACCGCAGGATCGGCTTCTACCGCTACAACCGCTACGACTGCTACAAACCTAGCGGGGGGTTCTGCTGGAGCGTTGCCTTATCAAACATCAAGCGGTTCTACGACTTTCTTATCGGCAGGCTCAAATGGGCAATATTTAACCCTTTCTAGCGGTGTTCCTGTTTGGACTTCATTACCTTCAAATGTCAGCTCATTTAGCGCAGGAACAACAGGATTTACCCCATCTACAAGCACAACAGGCGCAGTTACCTTATCTGGCACATTAAATGTAGCCAATGGTGGCACAGGCGTAACAAGCTCAAGCGGTGCAAATAGCGTTGTTTTGCGTGATGCCAACGGAAATATTACGACTAACTGTTTATTTGAAGGTTTTACTAGCCAAGCCGCAAGTGGCACAACAATTACATTAACTGCTGCATCGCCACAAAATTTATTAATTACAGGTTCAGGCGGTCAAACAATTAAACTGCCTAATGCAACCACTTTGCCTAGTGGCGCAACATTTGCTTTTAATAACAATCAATCATCAGGCGCAATTACTGTAATAAATAATTCATCTACCACGATTGCAACGATTCAAGCTGGTGGATACGTAACGATTGTATTGCTTGATAATTCACTTGCAGCAGGCACTTGGGATCGTCATGATTCCACTCCTTCTAATGTATCTTGGTCAACTAACACATTAGATTATCCTGGCTCAATCACTTCTGCGACATGGAATGGCTCAACTATTGCCTACAATAGAGGCGGTACAGGTCAATCATCAGCTTTTGTAGCGGGTGGAATTGCCTATGGAGCATCAACCACAGCTTTAGCAATCAGCGCAGCAGGAACAACAGGTCAAGTATTAACATCAGGTGGCACAGGCGCACCTACATGGTCAACCCCAACCGCTTATGCGACTGTAACCGATGACACCACTACAAATGGCACTCGTTATCCTTTGTTTGCAAACCAAACAAGCGGAAACTTGGCAACAGAATATACAAGCTCTACTAAACTGCAATATAACCCTTCTACTGGGGTATTTACTGCTACCAGCTTTAGTGGCGCAGGAACAGGTTTAACAGGGACAGCTTCTAGTCTTTCGATTGGCGGTAACGCAGCGACAGCAACAAGCGCAACATCAGCGACAACTTCAACAAATCTAGCTGGTGGCTTAGCAGGATACTTGCCTTATCAATCTGCCGTAAATACAACGACTTTCCTCGCCCCTGGCACAAACGGCTATATCCTGACTTTATCAAGCGGATTACCAACATGGGCTGCTGCTCCTGCAACTGGGGTTACGATTACAGACGATACAAGCTCTGCTACTGCGTATTATCCCCTATTTGCAAGGGTTACAAGCGGTACAGCAACGACTGAATACACTAGCTCCACTAAGCTCAATTACACGCCAAGCACAGGTCTTTTGGCTGCTACATCATTTAGCGGTGCTGGTACAGGATTGACAGGAACTGCTTCAAGCCTATCTATTGGTGGCAATGCAGCAACAGCGACTTCTGCTACTACAGCTACTAATATTGCTGGTGGCACAAACTTACAAATTCCATATCAAACAGGTGCTGGTGCAACATCATTTATTACTGCACCGACCATTGCAAGCACATATCTGCAATATAACGGCACAGGATTTGTATGGGCTACGGCAGCTAGTGGTGGTGTAACTTCTGTTCTCGGAACTGCGCCTATTAACGTATCTACCACTTTAGGCGTTGCTACTGTCAGCATTACTCAAGCAACTACATCAACTAATGGTTATTTAAGTTCTACGGATTGGAATACATTTAACAATAAACAGCCTGCTGGAACATATATTAATTCCGTTTCAGGCACAACTAATCAGATTACTGCTTCTACTACTACAGGTGCGGTTACTCTTAGTTTGCCAACTAGCATAACAACTGGTCAATATATTGCCAATCAATCCATTTCAGGGTCAGCAACTCAAGGTGCTTTTGCTTATGGAACTTTAAATGCTTCTGATACTGGAATATTTGCTTCTTACCAAACTTCTATTGCTGGCTATGCCTACATGGCATTGCAAAATACTAGCAGTAATGCCACCGCTACTACGGATATTGCCTTATATAACGATACTGCTTCCTTAGGCAAATATATTGATATTGGTATTAATTCAAGCGCATTTACAGGAACAGGCAACTTTAGCCTTGCAAATGCTGGTTATATTTATACAAATGGCGGTGATTTAGCACTCGGAACTTACAGCGCTAATGGTATTCATTTTATTGTAAATAATGGCGCTTCTGATGCCATGACTATTAGTTCTACTGGTGTTGTTTCATTGGGAACAGCGCTTGCAGTTGGTTCTGGTGGTACAGGTTCGACAACTTTAACTGCCAATAACGTGCTTTTAGGCAATGGAACTTCTGCTTTACAAGTAGTTGCTCCTGGCACATCAGGTAATGTCTTGACCTCTAACGGCACGACTTGGGTATCTTCTGCGCCTGGTGCAAGCGGTGCAACAGTTACTTCTACGACCTCGACTGGGCCATATTACATAGTCGGATCATCTGCGACAAGTGGCTCATTATCGACAGCTTATGTAAATACAGGTATTAGTTACAATGCTTCAACAGGCGATACAACTACACCGCAAGTTGTTGCCAGCAATGGTATTTTTGTTAATAACTTAACTGTAGGTGCAACTTACTCAATACCAAGCGGTTATAGCGCACATTCTGTTGGCCCTGTAACAGTCGCATCAGGTAGATCAGTAACAGTTCCTAGCGGTAGTCGCTGGGTAATTTTGTAAGGATAAACAATGAGTTCAATGGTTCTTTCAGGCGATACAAGCGGTACAGTTACAGTTACAGTTCCAGCCGTAGCTGGTACAAATACAGTTACGATTCCTGCATCTACTGGGACAGTTTTAACTACATCAACTACTGGTGTATGTCAGGCTTGGTGTAATTATAATGGCTCTACACAAACTATTCGTGCTTCTTATAATATAAGTTCAGTTACTAGAAATGGTGCTGGAGACTATTCTTTTAATTTTACTAATGCTATGACAGACGCAAACTATAGTTGGTCTGTAAGCGGTCAATATGCAAGCAATCTTATGGCAGTAAATAATACCGCAGTTTCTTCATCTTCTATTAGATTTATAACAGGTTGGACTGGGCTTCAATCGCCAACAGATTACAATTATGTAACATTGGCAATATTTCGTTAATTAAAGGTTAAATAATGGCACAAGTAATTATTTACGCACAAAATGGTCAAGTAGCTGTTTGCATACCAACAGGTGAATTACCTATTGAACAAGTATTAATTAAAGATTGTCCTACTGGCGCAATTATTGTTGATGATAGCGAACTTCCTAAAGATAACTTTGATGCTTGGGAATTAGTAAATGGCAAAGTCGTGATTAATGAAACTAAAAAACAAGCCATTATTGATGCACAACAAGCACCAATTATTGCCAAAGAATCTGCAATAGCTAAATTATCAGCCATTGGCTTAACTGCCGATGAAATTAAAGCATTAACAGGATTAGCATAATGGCATACGGAACAGTCAATGCTGATGTAATCGGCACAAGTGTAGCTGGCTCTAATCTAGGAGCTGGTAATGCTTCTATTATGAAGAACCGCATTATTAATGGTGCGATGGTTATTGACCAAAGAAATAATGGTAGTAGTGTTACACCAACAGTAGACAATACTTATACACTTGATAGATGGTCTACAGGTCTTTCACAAGCATCTAAATTTAGCGTACAGCAAAATGCTGGTTCAGTTACGCCACCAATAGGGTTTAGTAATTATCTAGGAGTAACATCTTTAGCGGCAACATCATTAGGTGCTGGCGATTATTTTCTTTTAAAGTACACGATTGAAGGTTTTAATACATCTGACCTACAATTTGGAACGGCAAATGCTAAAACTATAACTTTGTCGTTTCAAGTGTATTCAAGCCTGACTGGAACTTTTGGAGGCGCATTACAAAATGGCGCACAAAATAGAAGTTATCCATTTAGTTATTCAATTCCTGTGGCAAACACATGGACAACCATTTCAGTAACGATTGCTGGCGATACATCAGGAACTTGGGTAGGGGCAACAAACGGAAAAGGTTTAAGCGTTTGGTATGGTCTTGGAACTGGCTCTACTTATAGCGGGACTGCTGGAGCATGGGCAACTGGAACATACTTTGCACCCACAGGCGCAACATCCGTAGTAGGAACAAACGGAGCAAC